GAAATTTAATAATGCCGGTGGTGCTTTTCTAATGTTTTTCTAAAATATCATGGCTAAAAAAATGATCAGTGAAACCGAGGCCAAGCTGGCTACGCATGAGGCTATCTGTGCCGAGCGTTACGAAAGCATCCAAAAGAGTTTTGCTGCTGGCTCAAAGCGCATGGCAAAGCTGGAGTATCTGCTTTATGTCGTGATTGCAGCAGTTCTGTTTGGGCCAGGCGTAGCGGCTGAGTTTGTCAAGAAAGTAATAGGGTTGTAGTGTGGAGTTTTTTGAAGCACTGGCAAAAGGTTGGCCCATGTTGCTGGCGCTGATAACGCTTATCATTGTGCTGGCAAAAATGGATATAAAGATTGCTGTGCTGGAAGAAAAAGTTAAATCGTTGTTTGAGATATTTAACAGAAAAGACAAATGATTGATCTGACCAAAGCCATTGGAGCAGTCGCAGCCAGCATTGCAGCCATTGGCGGCGGTTACACCTTGGCAGACAAATTTGGTTGGTTTGACCGGGCAATCCTTGAATGGTCACCAGAGCATTTTAAGATCACAGCAGCGGCAGGGCAACCTATCAATGTCACGGTGGCCAGGATCAAAAAGCGGGATGATTGCTCGGTGGAGAATTTTACGCCAAGCATCCGTGACGCCGCAGGCATGGTGCATGAGGCAACAACAACGGCAAGTAAGTTCAGCGGCCCAGCGGGGCCAACGATTGATACGTTTACATACCAACTCACGATGGTGAAAAAAGAAAAAATTGCACCGGGCACAGCCACACTGCTGGCAACAATCAAGTACAAATGCCCGGAGGGTGAGCGTGTGGTTCAGTACCCCCGCCATGCAAACTTGTCATTTTTATTGGAGAAATAATGGACTGGCTTAAACAGATTGCACCAACTATTGCCACCGCAATGGGTGGCCCCTTGGCTGGCATGGCGGTATCAGCTATTAGCAAAGCTATTGGTGTTGACCCCGAAAAGGTTGGCGACTTAATTAGCAGCAACAAGCTAACCGCCGACCAGATCGCACAAGTCAAACTGGCTGAGATTGAGCTGCAAAAGCAAGCGCAGGAGCTTGGCCTAAATTTCGAGAAGCTAGAGGTGGAAGACCGCAAGTCAGCAAGGGATATGCAGTCTGCCACCCGGTCAATGATGCCACCCATACTTGCTGCGGCTGTGACCATTGGATTTTTTACCATCATGATTATGATGTTTTTTAACAAGATTGACTCTAGCAACCCGGCTATCTTGATGATGCTGGGAAGCTTGGGAACCGCTTGGACCGGGATAATTGCTTATTATTTTGGCAGCAGCGCCGGGAGCCAGGCTAAAACAGATTTGCTAAGTAAAAAATGACGCCTCACTTTAGCCTTGCAGAACTAACGCACACTGACCACCGCAGTCTGGACAACACGCCAAATGCACAGGAGTTGGCTAACCTTCAGCGCCTGGCTGAGTTTCTGGAGACAGTCAAATCAGCACTTGGCGGCAAGCCCATAATGATCAACTCAGCCTTTCGCAGTAAGGCCGTCAATGACGCCGTAGGAAGCAAAGATACCTCTCAGCATAGGCAAGGCTTGGCTGCTGATTTCCGAGTGCCTGGCATGGCTCCTGACGCCGTTGTGAGGGCAATCATTTCAGCCAAGTTGCCGTTTGATCAGATCATTAGAGAGTATGACGCTTGGACGCATATCAGCATTAGCGACAAGCCCCGGCGTCAAGCACTAATTATTGACAAGGCTAGCACTCGGACATTCGCATAAGTATCCGATACGCAGCGATGGCGTCCTTGAGGTCGCCTCGCAGCTGCTCAAGCTGGTCCTGCTGTTGCTGCAACTTTAGGTAAACCTCAAGCGCAAATTTATCGAGCGTCTGGCGATCCCAGGCTGCGAAATTCGGTAGATCGTTCAATTTGATTCCTCATCCATTGCGGTCCCAGACGTGCTAATGCAATGCGCTGGCTTTGGGTCAGTTTGATTGAGTAGACCACGGTCAGTGGCTCACCTCCACGCTTGGCCTTGTCGATGCGTTTGTCTCTCATGGGCGTTTCCTAGGCAATGGTGCCCAATGCGTCCAGAACTGCGTCTCGCATTGCCATTTCAAAAGGCATTTTTAAGACGCCGAAAAGCATCGTATCGCTCATGTCCCCTCCTTAATGTTGTGGGCGGCTTCAATGGCACGGGCAAACTCCATCAATGCGCCATCGTGGTCGGCGGGGATGCTGCTGGGCATCAGGTTCAATATTGTGCTGGCAGTCAGTTCTACCCACGGGCGCTGGGGTGGGGCGGTGTAAAGTTTAGTGTCATTTGGCACAGCAGTATGAAACTGGCAGTAGCCGTACTCGTTTTTCACGTGATCCGCTGCCGTTGTCGCCACCGGCTTGGCTTGTCTTAGGTTAGTCATGTCCCCTCCTTAATGTGGTGAGCGGCTTCGGTTTCAAACACCAAGGCATCACTCCAAGCAAGATTTGGGTTTCTTATCATTGCTTGATTGGCTCTTGTTTTTACTGCAAGCCTTTGATTTTTTGTCAGCGGCTGGCGTTGCAATGACAACGGTTGAAGGGTAAAGATGGACATTATTTCGTAAACGCCGTCTGTTGGCGGCGGGTTATCAATGTCAGCAAACCATCCTTCTCGGCAAGGTATGAGTTTTCCAATCGGCTCGGCTTCCTGCTCTGGCTGTGCTGACTTTTTAGCTACCCACGCAAGTCCAGTGTATGTCGGCTCGTACACGTAGCCAAGTGACTTTAAAATTTCTACCGCTTCGTTTGCAGCCGGTTGATAAAACGCTGGCTGCACTGGCAGGGGTGATGGGCCCGGGTCAACCAAGCCAATAATTTCGCTCATGGCCTGCTCCCTGCTGATGCCGTCGGGAGGCAAATATCTACATACTACGGACAATATGGCTTCCAGCGTTTGGCTGTCATTTGTTTGTTTCTTTTGTGAATAAACCTGCCCGCATTTATGGCACTGCACAACGCCGTTAAACGGATTCCACTTGACCGCACTCGCGTCCGTGTAACCGCAACAAGGCAACGCCTCCAGCGCCTGTTGCATTACGTCTCTGTTACTCATTTCGTTACTCCTTAATGTTGTGGGCGGCTTCGATGGCTCGGGCAAATACAAGCGTCCAATCTTGATTTCCGTGTGCTGTCAAAACCACTTGTTGAATCTCCTCATCCGTCAGCGGCTTGCGCTGCACTGACCTCTTGCCATCGGCAAACCCTCGCTGGTACACGATCGACAGCGTGTCGGCAGCAGCGTCCAGCTTGGCTTGCGCTGCTTGGCGCTTTGAATTAAATCCTGTCATTTCATTCTCCTTCCAATTTCTGCTGCTGCGCGGACAATGGCGCGGCGGGTGGCTGCGTAGGGGTCTTTTTCGTTGTGGCTCCAGATGACAATTTCTTTTGCACCGTCATGCAAAGGCGCGGCGCTTACATAGTTGTCGTACCTACCAACAATGATTTGCAACTGCACCGCCAGCCGCAGCGCATCGCCATCGTCGGTGAGAGGGTTCCACTGGTTAAACTCAATCCGCATCTTTGCCTCTTCCAGCCCACAAGCCTTCGCCGCCAGTTCGAGTAGTTCTTTGTCCATATCACATCTCCTATAAACCAGAATCGGCCAGTGCTTCGGCCAAGAATAAAAGAAACAGGCTGCGGTGTATATTCAAGGCGCTGTTCCAGCCATCATTTCTTTCAACAACTTCTGTGTAATCACATACAGCACCCACAAGTATAAAATTTGATATTGTGTACATCATCCTTGGCTGCACGTTTTCGGAAGCATCCCGCAGCGCCGTGCTAATCGGGCCGTACTGGAGGTGCTCGTCATCCGGGTGGATGCGAAAGTCGTCACCCTTGTAATCTGCGGTAGGAATGTACGCAGCATCTAACCAGCCGCCTCGATCATTAGTTTGTATCCTCGCTCCACGGGCGGCAGCGTGTAGTAAGCGGCTCATATCAAATACCCCGCAAAAAAGGACAGCGCCACCAGCGCCAGCAGCGCGAGGACAATTGCCAAGGCGGTGTCAATCCAGCCGTAGGCAAATAAATCTTCAATCTCATCGTCTTTCATTTGGCTTCTCCTTTAGTTATTGCTGCTCGGGCAATAGCTTGGTACTCGTAGTCCATTGCGTTTACAGTGCCGATCCAGTTTAACGCCGCCAGCAGTTCCTGATTCACTGCATGGAGTCGGCGCAGTTCGGCGGCGGCTTGGCGTTTGCTGCATTTGGGGTTTGGTTTTCGCCCCATGTCGCCATCGTCAGCCATGCTAATCAACCTGTGCGCTAACCATAAGGCTTCTGGTTGTGTTGTCATTTCTGTTCCCTCTCTTTCAGCATGGCATTTGCCATTTCGTAGGCAATTGCTGCGACTGTCCCGGTGGTGTTGCCCTGCCATGACGGGTCAACTAAAAGAGCCCCCATCGCTTTGCCAGCAAAGTAATCGCGCAGGGTCATGCCTTTGTCGTTCCAAAGATTACCTGCACCGCCCTCATTGGGAAACGCTGGGCCTCCTGTGCTTGTTGTCATGTCAACTCCTTCAGTTGTGCCTGTAACCGCTTGTGGAAACTATCCTCGCCATCATCGCAACTCAGCAGCCAGTCAATGCGCTGTGCATAAACGTAAGCCAGCTTTAGTGCCTTTACAGCCTTCTCAAATTCAACGATGGTTTCGGGGCTGTAGTGCCGACCAA